CCTTCCAGGCCGCCGAGGACCCGACGTTGCAGAAGACGCTGACCGCCGCACTCATCAACGACGTGTCGGCCTACTAACCCAACACATGAGGGGTTCCCATGCTCAAACTCGCGTTTGATCGCGAGCCGTACTGGCTCGACATTCTTCCTGGCGTCCGGGTGCAGTTTCGACCGATCACCGTCGCAGCAATCCTGCTCGCTCGCACCGCCGCGGCTGAAGTGCTGCGGGCAGGCGGCGAGGATGCGATGGTGAAGGCGGGCGTCGCCTTCACGCGTTCGCTCTCACACTCAGGCATCGCCGGGTGGGAAGGGATCGGTGATGCGGACGGCAAGCCCGTCGAGCCGAACAAGGAGACCATCGATGCCGCCCTGGAAATCTGGTCGCTGTTTGACGCGATCGACCGCCTCTACGTCGGTCCGGCGCTGATTCAGGACGCTGAAAAAAACGCCTGATCGCCCTCGCCGAATGGCACTTTGGCGGGGGCGATGGTTACTGCAAGGCCTGTTCCTCGACGTGCCCCAATTGCCTCTACATCGAGCACGCACCACAAACGCCTGACGGCATTGCCGCCTGGGGCGTGCTCAAGCGCGCGGCCGGACAGGTGCGTACCGTCATGGGCGGCGTCTACGCACTCGATTTCGGCGCGGTGCTGATGCTCGCCGACGCCATGGGCGCGCTCAACACGCTGCTCGTCGAACTCCTCCCCGAGATCGAACCGATCATCGTGCGCGCCTACGCCCGAGACTCCGAATGAGCACGACGCAACCGCGAACGTAAGCGAGCGATGTCCACCACAAATGTCTCGATCCGCCTCGGCGTCGAGGGCAAGGCGGAGGTCAAGCGCGCCTTCGACGAGGTCGGCAAGGCGGGACAGGATGCGTTCCGCGGCGTTGCCACCTCCATGGACGCCGCGGGCGCCGCGGCAGACCGCGAGACGCAACGCCTGCAACGGCTGGCCCAGGCCGCCAAGCAGGCCGCTGCGGCCGATCAGGCCCAGCGCGGCTTCAATACCGTTCTCGGCGTTGGCACTGGCGTTCCCAAGTCCGCGCGGGATTCCGCCGCGGTGTTCGAAGAGGCGGCTAGAGCCTCCGAAGACCTGGCGGCCCGCACGGCTGCACTGCGCGCGCAGATCGATCCGCTTGGCGCGGCGCAGGCAAAGCTCAACGCCGAGATCGCCGAAGCCAATGGGCTGTTCAAGGCGGGCGCGATTACCGCAACCGAGCAAGCCGCCGCGCACGCCCTGGCGCAGGCCCGCTATGACTCGACCGCGAGAGCCCTCGGAGGGATCAGCTCGACCGGCAAGCTCGCATCGCACCAGCTCGTCAACCTGAGCTATCAGCTCAATGACGTGGTCGTCTCGCTTGCGAGCGGCCAGCGGCCCCTGATGGTGCTGATGCAGCAGGGGTCGCAGATCGCTCAGATCTTCGGGCCCGGCACCGGCATCACCGGCATCCTGCGCGGTGTCTGGCAGGGCCTCACCAGCCTGATCACGCCGACGACCGCGGTTGTGGTCGGCATTGCGGCGATCGGAGCTGCGGTCGGCTATTCCTATTACCGCTACATCGAGTCGCAGAAGGAGCTCGAGGTCGCGCTTGCCGGCACCGGCCGGGCCGCGGGCGCAACCGTCGGCCAGATTGAACGGATCGCGGAGCGGTCGGCCTCCGCCGGCAGCGTTTCGGTTGCGGCCGCGCGGGAAATGGAGGCCGCGTTCCTTCGGACCGGCAAGATCGCGGTTACGAACTTCGAAGGCCTGATCAAGGTCGTCAAGAACTACGCAGCGACCACCGGCACCGATGTCGCAACCGCGACCAAGGAGCTTGCCGGCGCCTTTGCCGATCCGATCCGGGGAGCGGACTCGCTTAACGAGAAGCTCAACTTCCTCGATGATCGGACGCGGCAATACGTCCGCACGCTTGCCGATCACAACAACCGCACCGATGCCCAGCGTGTCCTGCTCGATGCGCTGAAAGGCAGCCTGGTCAATGCATCCGAGGCCACTACGGCGCTCGGCCGCGCCTGGGATTTCGTTGGGCGGATGGCGTCCAACGCCTATGACGCGATGGGCCGCGCGATCTCGCGGGCGCTCGACGGAGCGCCGATCGATGAGCGTCTGAAGGAGCTCCAGCAGGAACGCGCGCGCCTGCAGGCGCTGATCGAGAACCCGCCTACGCGCTTTGCGGCTCAGGCCCGCAACTTCAATACGCGGATGCTGGCCGAGGTCGAGGCCGAGATCGCCAAGATCGAGGCCAAGCTCGCCAACATCGAGGTCCGGGCGAAGGACGCGAAGGCCAACGAGCTCTCGGTCCGCGCCGGCACGGTGGCACGCGACCTCACGCCCGGCTTCGAAGAGCTGCAGACGCTCCGCGCCCGGCAGGCGCAACTCCGTTCCGCGCTTGACGACCCGCTCGTCAGGCAGAAGGTCGCCGACCTCAAGCAGGTCGAGACCGCGTATGACGCGGTCACCCGCGCGATCCGCAGCTGGCTCGACCCGGCCGAAAAGGCCCGCCGCCTCGACGAGCTCGAAATCCAGGCGCTTCAGGCCAAGACCCCGGCGCAGAAGGCTGCCATCGCCGAGGAAAGGCGGCGGTTGAGCTTGCCGGACAGGCGATCCCGGTCGCCATTGCCGAAGCCGACATCACGCGGGCCGGCACCAAGGCGCGCACCGAGGCGACGCAGGCGCATATCGACCAATCGCGTGTCGTCGAGGTCAACACCAGGGCAACGCTCGGCCTGGCGGATGCTTGGCTCAAGGGGGCAGCGGCGGCCCAGCAGGCGGAAGTCCGCCGCAAGGCGCTGACCGAGGCCGTGCAGAATGGCGTCGATGTCGAGACCCGAGCCCGCGAGCTCCTGCGCGAGCAGATCGCGGAGCAAGCCGCGCAGTCGGCGAAATCGGCCACCGATCTGACGGCCGAAGCCGCCGCGCAGCGCAAGCTCAACGACGCCGTTGCCGCCGGCACGATCTCGACCGAACAGGCCCAGCGGCTGATGCAGGTCGAGCAGGCGCTCCGGCCGCTCGTCATCGCGCAGGCCCTTGCCGAGGGAGACGCGAAGGGCACGCTTGCCCGCGTCATCGATGCGCTGCGCGGAGCCTATGCGCGGCTGCACGGCGAGCGGGCGCGCGCGGCCGCGCTGCAGACGATCGAGGGCCAGAAGAACCAGATCGAGCTGCTGCAGAAGCAGATCGAATTGACCGGCCAGGGCGAGTCGCAGCGGGCGATCATCATTGCGCAGCTGCAGGCCGAGCAGCAGCTACGGCAGAAGGGCATCGATCTCGCCAGCGCCGAGGGCCAGGCGATCCTCGCCAACGCTGCCTACATTGAGCGGCTCAACCAGGAACTCGCCCGCTCCAACGGCGCCATGCAGGCGCTGCAGGGCATCACCGACACGACGTTTAACCACTTTGCGACCCTGATTGCGCAGGGCAAGACCGACTGGAAGTCCTGGGCGGACGCAGGGCGCGCGGCGCTTGCCGACATCGAAAAGGAAATCCTCAAGCTCGCGGTGATGAACCCGTTCAAGAACTTCTTGTTCGGCACCAACCTGCCGACACTGAGCAACGTCGGTGGACTGTTTAGCAATGTGTTCGGCGGGTTCTTTGGCGGCACCGGGCAGGGCTTGGTCCGGCTGCCTCAGCAGCGCGCCTCTTCGGTTCGCCGATCTATCATGCCGGGGCGATTGCCGGAGACACAGCGCCCACCCGTCTCGTTCCCCGCGACCTGTTCCGGGCAGCGCCGCGTCTCCATGATGGCGCGTTTCTCAAGCCGGACGAGGTCCCCGCCATCCTGCAACGCGGGGAGCGCGTGCTCTCGCGCGAGGAGACGCGCCGCTATGCGGATCGCTCCTCCGCCGGTCAGCCAGTGGTCAATGTGGTGATCCAGACGCCCAGTCCGGCGGCCTTCCAGGCGAGCCGCACGCAGATCGCGGCCGATCTCGCGCGCGCCGTGCGCATGGGGACGCGCGGCATATAATCTTCTTCCAATTTTTGGAATTTCGTGCCAGAAGTGAACCATGATCGTGATCGGCACGGAGGTGGTGGAAAGCTACTTTGCCCACCGTGCCGGCCACAAAGGGATCAAGGCGGCGCGGTCACAATATGACGCCTGGCTTCATATTGTTGGCGGTGCGCAATGGCGGACGCCTGAAGATGTCAAGGCATCATATCCAAAGGCGAGCATTCTCAAAGGCAGTCGGGTCGTGTTCAACATCAAGGGCAATGACTACCGGCTGATTGCGCGCGTTCAGTATCAGGCGAATGTCATTGCGATTCGGTTCTTCGGCACGCATGCCGAGTACGATGAGGTCGATGCGGAGACGGTGTAATGGATGCAACCTTGATCGTCATCGACAGCGACGCGGAGCTTGCGCGCGCCCGTCGCCTGGTCGAGCGGCTCTGGGATTCGAATGATCCGGCCGACCTCGCGCGGCTCGAGGCTCAGGCGCGCCTGATCGCCGCCTACGAGGAAGGCAAGTGGCCGCGCCGAGCGCCCAGCGTCCCGGACCTGATCCGCCATCTCATGGACCAGCATGGCTTGAAGCGCGCTGACCTCGTTCCGCTCCTTGGCACCCCGAGCCGGGTGAGCGAAGTCCTGAGCGGCAAGAAAGGCTTGAGCATGGCGATGGTGCAGCGCCTGCGTGCCCGTTTCCGCATTCCGGCTGACCTCTTGCTTTCGCCGCCGCGAAAGCCGCCGTCTCGACGCTCGGCCAAGCGCGCCGCGGCCTGACTTCAAACCTCCGGCTTTCCGCCTCCACGCGCCTGCGCTCGCGACAAGCGGGCGCGGGCACGACCGGCTATCGCTTACATCCGTGCCGCAACCATTCCTCGACATCTCGTTTCCGCCGTTCGTCGCGCGCGGCGCAACGGGCGGGCCATCCTTCTCGACCAATGTCGTGTCGCTCGCCTCGGGCGCCGAGGAGCGCAACATTCTTTGGGCGAACGCGCGTGGCAAGTGGAACATCTCGACCGGCATTCGCACCCGCGAGCAGATGCTCGACGTGATCGCGTTCTTTCATGTCGTGAAGGGCCGCGCCTATTCGTTCCGCTTCAAGGACTGGAACGATTTTTCGGCGACCGACCAGCTGATGGTCGAGGTGACGCCCACGGTCTGGCAACTCGTCAAGCGGTACGCGATCGGTGGCTTCGAGCACATCCGCACCATCGCCAAGCCGGTCGCCGGCACGGTCGCGGTCAAAGTCGGCGGCGTGTCGACGACCCCGTCCAGCATCGACCACCTGACCGGCCGCGTCACCTTCGCGTCCACGCCCTCCTCGGCGCCTACCGCAAGCTTCGAATTCGACGTGCCGGTGCGGTTCGATACCGACCAACTGCCGGTGCAAGCCAACGCCTTCGACCAGCAGGTTGTCTCCCAAATCGACCTGATCGAGGTCCGAGAGTGACCCATGCGCGATCTGACCGCGTCTATGCAGGAGAAGCTCGCGAGCGGGCTTACCACGTTTTGCCATTGCTGGCTGCTGGCGCGGACTGACGGCATCAAGCTCGGCTTCACCGACCATGACGATGACCTGACATTCGACGGCGTGACCTACGAGGCGTTTGCCGGCATGACCGCTTCGGCCGTGACCCAGACGCTCTCCTTGAACGTCGACACCATGGACATTGCGGGCGCGCTGCAGAGCGATCATCTGAACGAAGCCGATCTCGCCGCAGGTCTCTACGACAACGCGGTACTCACGCTCTATCTCGTCGACTGGACCGATGTCGCCGACCGCGACATCGTCTTTGCCGGCTCGGTCGGGGAGATTTCGCGGGGGCTCAATGCCTTCACCGCCGAGATGCGCGGCCTTTCGCACGTGCTCAACCAGGAGCGCGGGCGCATTTATCAGCGTTCCTGCGACGCAGATCTCGGCGACAGCCGGTGCACAGTCAATCTCAACGCGCCGACCTACAAGGGCAGCGGCACCGTCGACGGCGTGAGCTCGAACCACATCTTCTCGGCGAGCGGGCTCGACGGCCTCGCCGACGGCTGGTTCACCGGCGGGAAACTTGTGTGGATGAGCGGCGCCAATGAGGGCGCTGCCATTGAGATCAAGACTCACGTCAACACCGGCGCCGAGGTGTCGTTCGAACTGTGGGAGTCGATGGCCTTCGACATCGCAACTGGTGACACATTCACGGTCGCGGCGGGCTGCGACAAGAGCCTCGATACCTGCATTTCCAAGTTCAACAACGTTGCAAACTTCCGCGGCCTCCCCTTCATTCCGGGCAACGATACTGTCGTGTCCTATCCCAACACCGGCGATCGCAACGATGGCAAGTCAAGGATCGGCGGCGCCTGAGATCACCCGCGCGGCGATCGTCGCCGAAGCGCGCTCGTGGATCGGCACGCCCTATCGCCACCAGGCCTCGCTCAAGGGCGCGGGCTGCGACTGCCTCGGTCTCATCCGCGGCGTCTACCGCGCCTTCCATGGTCCTGAGAAGGAGCCGATCACACCCTATTCACCTTACTGGGCGGAGGAGACCGGAGAGGAGACCCTGCGCGATGCTGCACGCCGGCACCTCACCGAGATCGACGCGGGGCCGTTGCGCGACGGTGCGCCGCTCGATCTGGGCGACGTGATTCTCATTCGCGTGCGCGACCGCGGCCCAGCCAAACACGCCGCAATCACCTCGGGTCCGGACTCGATCATCCATGCCTACGAGCGTCACGCCGTTGCCCAGGACGCGCTGCCCGCCGCCTGGCGCCGGCGCATCGCCTATGCGTTCCGCTTCCCGGGCATTGCCGACTAGCCATGGCTTCCCTCGTCCTGACGGTTGCCGGCTATGCGGTCGGCGGGCCGATCGGCGCGCTTGTTGGCTCGTTCGCCGGGAGCTTCATCGACCGCAAGCTGTTCGCCCCTTCGCCCGCCAACATCGACAATATTCAGGAGGGCCCGCGGCTCACCGATCTCTTTGTCACCTCGTCGAGCGAAGGCGCGCCCATC